GCTAGGAGTCCCTAGCCCCCAAAAAAATCGCGGGTGTATTTTCATTTGGGTTTGTTGTAAGGTAGTACACGAACCAAGAAGCGAGAATCTTATGTCTGATTTTAGAGATCGATTAGGCCAAAGTGAAAGTAGTGGTCGTTATGGTGTTGTTAACCGTCAGGGTTATACTGGTAAGTATCAGTTTGGGCCAGATAGACTCTCAGATTTTATGAAGAGCACGGGCAAGAAGTTCAGCATGGATCAGTTTCGCAGGGATCCTGCGTTACAGGAGCAGGTTCAAACTTGGCATGAGCAGGACATAATGAACTATGCTATGGATAACGGTTTAGATTATTACTTTGGCAGGAATGTTGGCGGTGTTCAGATTACGCCAGAGGCATTGATGGGCATGGCTCATCTTGGTGGTAAGTACGGGATGCGTAAATTTTTGGAAACTGGTGGTCGTTACGACCCGGCGGACAGCAATGGTACGACATTGAGTGATTATGGGAGAAAGTTTAGCGGTTCTCGCTCCTCGACTCCTGCATCTGCGCAGCGTCAAGATCCTGCGGTTCCTCAGTTACCTGATAATTTACGTCGTGCGGCGGAGGTTCTTGGTTCTATGCCCTCGGATATGGTGGATCCGAATATGGAAGCAGGTATAATGGCAGCAATTAAAGCGAGGATGGGTTAGTGCAAGCAGCTGAGAAACTAGAATTAGATTACATTTATCTTGGGGTAATTGATCCTATAACTGAGGAACGGTTTAGGGATATGGGTAAGTTGACGTATGAGGAGTCTAACTGGCCTAAGTATACGAGTTATGATCCAGACAAGATGATACGGGTAGCGCACCAGTATGCGCGTGAGAGTAACAAGTGTTTAATTTGTGCGATAGATCACGGCACTCCGATAGGGGTTTTTGCGGGTCATTTAATTCAGCCGTATTATTCGGATGATTTGTTGGCTCGTGACTTGTTGTGGTATGTATACCCTGAGTACCGCAAGAGTGGGGTTGGTCTTATGATGTTCGAGATGTTTGAGTCTTGGGCCAAGGTTAACGGAGCGACGGCTATAATGATGAGTCAGGATTCCAGTGTAGACATGACTCGATTTAACAGGGTTTTAGAGCGCAAGGGTTATGATTTTATAGGTTCTAACTACTGCGTTGGAGTAGAAAGATGAGATATACGTTTGCTGATTTACTAGGTTGGAGTGTGACGCGTTCTAATATTGCTTGGGGAACTCCTGAACCTGGTGGGGGAACTCCTGAACTTGGTGAGGGTGGCGGTGGTGAGGTTCCACGCAACACCATGATTGGCGATCAGCCGCATATGTTGGCGTATATTAATCCGCAAGAAGCGGATTTGTTGAAGGATTTGGGTGGTTCTGGGGAGCCGGGTCCGGGTGGTATTCCTGCGTATAAGATGGATGATTTGGGCGTTGGCATGTCAGGCACTGGAAAATCGTACAGTGGGAGTGATAGTGCTGTTTCTGGTAGTCTTGGTCCAGGTGGTCGTTCTGGTCATGCGACAGATAACGACGATGGGCCTAGCAGCAGTGGGGGTTATGACTGGGGTTGGTCTGGCTCTACTACCTCTAACGATGATTTCTTTGATTCAGTAAACCAAGGAAGTAACTGGGACGATGACGGTAACAACACTGGTGGGATATGGGATTCTAGTGATGACGATCCTGCGTGGAATGCTTCAGACGAGACTGGCGTTGGATCGGGTATGGTCTATGACGACGATTGGAATACTTACGACGACTCCAGTTCGGGCAGTGGAACGAATTATTACTGGGATTCACCATATGGGATTGATCCAACACTTAATGAAACTGTATATGATCCTAATACTAATACTTATTCTTATGGCGGTGTAGATGGTATAGATGAAGATACAATGGTTGCTATATTGACTGGGGACTTTACTGGTATTGATGTTGGTGTTCCTGGTATTGACACAAGCTATTCAGGCGAACCTAGTGGTTCTCTTGTTACTGGAACCGCATCAGATGAGGCTAACGATTTCTTTGATTCAGTAAACACTGGTAGCAACTGGAACGATGACGGAAGTAACAATGGCGGCGTACAGGACGACAGTGATACTGATTACGGCAGTCAAGTGGATTCAGGTTCTAGTGAAACGACGTATTACACTCCACCTCCTTCATATACGCCCCCGCCTCCTTCTCCTCCGCCCGTTTACTATGACTTAAACGGGGTAGGACATAGTTCTAGGTCAGCTAGGAACAAAGCGAATGAAATCATTGAGGCGCAACGAGCCAAGGATAAGTTGATCCAAGACACGTTAGCCTCGGCGGTTGCTAATACTGTCCCTAAAGGTTCGGGGGCCTATGGCACGAGTGGTGTGACTGCGGAGCAGATTCAAGAGCTTTATGACACGGGTCAGACTATTAACTTTGATGTTCCCGAAGGAGGAGCGAGAGCCGTAGCTCTACCGCCTGGTGTAACGCGAGAACAGGATGGATTCTATGCGTATGGAACCAAGATTGCGAGTGATAAGTGGTTAGCGGAGTTTGAGAACCCTGACGAGTATGGGGATTTCTATGGTGGCAGCTTATCAGATAAACTGGGACAACTTAGAGATCTAGCGGAGCTTGCCGGATCAGGGCTGAAGGATATTTTTGATCCCTCAAACCCTTATGATCAAGTTTCTCAGGCAGCAAGCGATGCTCTCATTGAGATGTATACCAATAATCCTGATTATACTCCTGACTATAACCTAGATGAGAGCAACACATTCGCTGTAAGCGACGGCACAATTGTAACTCCAACAGGAGTCAAAGGTTCAGGTACATTTAACGACGCTAAAGAAGTCTACCTAAACGCGACGGATGAAGAGAAGCAGGCGATCAAAGATCAGGTCATGCAGGTTACTACGATATCCGAAGAAGAGTTCAATAAGCTCTTTGAGGAAGACACTGCGACGGTAGATCAAAGTCAACCTGAAGTTACAACGGACATTCTTTCTGGGTTCCCAGACGGAGGCGAAGACGACAATGCCGGAGGCGACGAGGACTATGGTTCTGGTCAAGGTGGCTTGGGATTCATTGACTCTCCGATTAGCGGAGGTGGCGGTGGAGATCTTGGATTACCCGAGGGCGGAGAATCACCGCTATCGGAGGGAGTTACAGGAAGCACGGGTTCTGTTGATGCACAGACGGATCTCGATTCTCTGTCCTCTGATACTACTTCGGATTCGCTTGACATACTAGGCTCTCCTTCTGACGACGTAGAGGTTGTTGTAGGCAGCGGCGACGATCTTGATTTTACTGCAGGAGATGACTCACAGCCTAATGTGGATACGAGTTCTGATGTGGAAGTTATATCTACAGGCACTGGTCAGGTTGGCGTTGATGAGAACGGAGACATAGTTGTTTATGGCACTGATGGCACGGGGGAGACGGGCACTGGATCTGATTCTACAACCATTGACGGGGACTCCACTGGTGAGGGCAGAGGTGACGAAACAGGTGACGAAACAGGCATTACGAACACTGACGTTGCAGGCATTGGTGTTGGAAGCGACGAAGGGATTGGCGGTCTAGGCGACTCAGGACTTGGTTTGACTGGCGGTGAAGGTCTAGGACAAACAGGCGAAGACTCAATTATAATAAGTGGCGGCACTGGACTTGAAGGTGTTGGTGACGTTGAAGGATCGGGCACACGCGATGAAACAGGAGAAGGCGGCTCTGGCGGTGAAGGATCTGGCGATGGTGAAGGTGAAGGATCTGGCGATGGTGAAGGATCTGGCGATGGTGACGGTCAGGGCGATGGCGAGGGTGATGGTGACCAAGATGGTGGGGGTGAACGTGACGGCAACGAAGAACCACCATTTGAGTGCCCTGACGGTTTCATCGCTAAAAAAGTCAACGACCAGTGGGTATGTGTAAAAGAAGGTGGCAGCGATGAGAAACAACCGTACAAAGGTGTGCGACCTAGAATTAAATCGTATTATAAACCGATACAGATTAAGCGATGAACTTACAGGCAATACCTGAAGAAGCACTAAAAGAAATCTTGGCCTTAACTGAGGCCAAGAAGCGGCTTGACATACAAGAAAAAGCACAGAATTTCTTCATGCCATTTGCACATCATGTGTATGAAAACTTCATAGAAGGTGCACATCACCGAATCATTGCCGAAAAGTTGGAAAAGGTCGCAAGAGGCGACCTAAAGCGACTTATTATTAACATGCCTCCGCGTCACTCTAAGTCTGAATTTGCAAGTTACTTGATGCCTGCTTGGTTTTTAGGGCGCAATCCAAAGCTCAAAATCATCCAAGCGACCCACAACACCGAGCTTGCAGTGCGATTTGGTCGTAAGGTTCGTGATCTTATAGATGATCCACAATATAAAGACATATTTCCTGATACTAACTTGAAAGAAGACAACAAAGGCGCAGGAAAATGGCAAACATCGGCGGGTGGCGAGTACTTTGCTGCGGGTGTTGGAGCTGCGGTCACGGGTCGTGGTGCGGATTTGTTCATTATTGACGACCCTCACTCAGAACAAGACGCACTTTCGGAGACTGCATTCGACCATGCATACGAATGGTACACCTCTGGGCCTCGCCAACGTCTTCAACCAGGCGGTTCCATCATTCTTGTTATGACTCGGTGGGGTAAAAAAGACCTCACAGGGCGACTTTTAGCTGCGCAAAGCGGTGATTTAATGGCAGATCAGTGGGAAGTTGTGGAATTTCCCGCGATTTTGCCGTCAGACAAGCCTCTGTGGCCTGAATTTTGGGAGAAAAACGCTCTTTTATCAATTAAAGCCTCGCTTCCTGTCCAAAAATGGGAAGCTCAGTGGCAGCAACAGCCAACAAACTCAGAATCTGCTATTATTAAGCGTGAATGGTGGAATATGTGGGATAAAGACAAGATTCCACCTCTAAAATACATCATTCAGGGCTACGATACGGCATTTTCTAAGAAAGAGACTGCAGATTACTCGGCTATTACGACTTGGGGTATCTTTGAACCCGAAGAAGGTGGCGCGGACAACATTATTTTGCTCGATGCGCGCCGTGGTAGATGGAACTTTCCAGAGTTAAAGGAGATTGCGTATGAGGAACACGAATACTGGGAGCCGGATATGGTGTTGGTCGAAGCAAAAGCGACGGGTACACCACTTATTGACGAGTTGCGGCTTCGTGGTATTCCAGCGTTAGGTTTTTCCCCAGGAAAGGGTAACGATAAAGTGTCTCGTATGCATATGGTAGCCCCGCTATTTGAAGCAGGAATGGTGTGGGCACCAGAGGACAAAAAGTTCTCAGATGAGGTCATAGAAGAGGTTGCGTCATTTCCTAATGGCGATCATGACGACTTTTGTGATAGTATGACATTAGCATTAATGCGTTTTCGTCGTGGAGGGTTTATATCCTTGCACGGTGAGGACGAAGAAGACGACTTTAATTTTCGTCGTAAGCGGGAGTATTACTGATGGCATTGCCACCAATCGTAGATTCAGGGATAGCACCTGAAGACATGATGCCTACAGAGGCATCTGTTGACGTATCTGTACCACAGCCAGAAACATTTGAGGGTGGAGCGGAAGTCATTCAAGACGGGCAAGGCGGTGCTGTTGTTCAAGCTCTAATGGAAATGATGGGTGCTCAACAAGAGCAGTCTGTTGATCATTATGACAACTTAGCGGAGCATTTAGATGAAGCGTATCTTGGAGAAATTTCGTCAGACCTTAGAGGGTCTTATGAAGAAGATTTGGAATCTCGTTCAGAGTGGGAAGAATCGTATACAAAAGGCTTGGATCAACTTGGTGTCAAATATGAAGACCGTACACAGCCATTTGAAGGAGCTTCTGGTGTCACGCACCCGTTAATCGCGGAAAGTGTTACACAGTTTCAGGCGCAAGCGTATAAAGAAATGCTACCGTCTGGAGGCCCTGTAAAGACACAAATCATCGGTGTTCAAGACCCCGAGCGTGAAGAGCAGGCTGTTCGTGTTAAAGAGTTTATGAACTATCAAATCACAGAAGTGATGGAAGAGTTCGACCCAGACATGGATCAGTTGCTGTTCTATTTACCGCTTAGTGGTTCCACCTTTAAAAAGGTGTACTATGATGAAGCTAAACAGAGAGCGGTATCTAAGTTTATTCCTGCGCAGGATTTGGTTGTTCCGTATGCAGCGTCTGACTTACAAACATCTCCTCGTGTTACTCATGTTCTACGCATGGACGGTAACGACATCCGCAAGATGCAAATTGCAGGGTTTTATCGTGACATTAACTTGCAGCCTTATGACGAGGATCAGAGCAGCGAGGTGCGTCAAAAAGTAGACGAGATTCAGGGTACGTCACGCACTTATTCTGACGAGATTTATACAATTTTGGAGATGCATGTTGACCTTGATCTAGAAGGTTTTGAGGACATGTCTCCAGACGGAGAACCAACAGGTATCGCTCTTCCATATATTGTTTCGATTGATGAGTCTTCAGGCGAAGTTTTGTCTATTCGCAGAAACTTTGATCCCGAAGGGGATATGGCGAAAAAACAACAATATTTCGTACACTATAAGTTTATGCCTGGACTAGGGTTCTATGGCTTTGGACTTATTCACATGATTGGTGGCTTGGGCCGTGCGGCGACGAGTATTCTACGGCAATTGATCGATGCCGGAACTCTCGCCAATCTCCCTGCAGGGTTCAAGGCAAGGGGCGTAAGGGTTCGCAATGATGACGAGCCGTTACAACCGGGTGAGTGGCGGGATATTGATGCACCAGGGGGCAACATACGGGATTCGATCATCCCGTTGCCGTACAAGGAACCTTCGGGAACCTTGGCGCAGCTTCTTGGTGCACTTGTAGAGGGGGGTAGACGGTTTGTTTCGCTTGCTGACCAACAGACAGCCGACGCAAACGGTCAAGCTCCTGTAGGCACGACGGTAGCTCTTCTAGAGCGTGGTATGAAAGTGATGTCCGCGATTCACAAGCGGCTACATTACGCTCAAAAGCAAGAATTCCGTATTCTAGCGCGTATCTTTAGAGATAACTTACCGCAAGAATATCCTTATGATGTACAAGGCGGCAATCGAGCAGTTTTTGCCGCAGACTTTGATGATCGTGTTGATGTACTACCCGTCAGCGATCCAAACATATTCTCAATGGCGCAACGGGTCACGTTGGCTCAAACGCAGTTGCAGTTGGCACAGTCTAACCCACAAATCCACAACTTGCACGCTGCGTATCGTCGTATGTATCAGGCACTTGAAGTCCAGAACATCGACGAGATTCTCCCACCCCCTCCTCAACCGCAGCCACTTGACCCGGCCATTGAGAATGCCCGTGCGTTGATGGGTGAGTTGTTACAAACATTCCCTGATCAAAATCATGACGCTCATATTGCTTCGCATGTCATGATGCTAAAAACACCTTTGGTGCAAACATCGCCACAGGTCGCGGGGACGCTAACGGCGCATATTTTGGAGCATGTCTCACAGAAAGCGCGTCAAGCCGTAATGCAGCAAATTGAAGATTCAATAAAAGCGGCACAAACAGCGGTGCAAAATGGTCAAATTGATCCACAGGCCGCGCAACAACAAATTGCAGAAGTTCAGGCACAAGCACAAAACCCCGCCGAAATAGAGTATCTTGTGTCTATTGAGCAACAGGCGTTGTTAGAAGAGTTGTACACTCAAGTTATGCCTCCACCACAAGATCCGATGGCAGATCCGTTGGTGCAAATCCGTATGCAGGAGTTGGCAATTAAGCAGCAAGAAACACAGCGTAAGGCGCAAAACGATCAGGCTGAATTAGCTCTCGATCAACAGCGGCTTGTTCAGCAAAGTGCGACTGCCGCTGCTCGTATAGAAAGCCAAGAGCAGATTGCGGATGAACGTAACGAGGTAAACAGAGAGCGTATTGACGTACAACGTCAAAGCATGTCTCGGAGGCAGTAATGCCGATTCTGGAGTCTATAGCGGCTGCTAACGCTGCATATGCAATCATCAAGACTGCTATAGGCAACGGAAAGGAAACAGCCAGTGTTATCGGCGCGGTGGGAAAATTTCTAACCGCTGAAGAAGACATAAAAGCAGCGGTACAAAAGAAAAAAAACAGTCCTCTTACAGCCATTACTGGTGGTGAGGAGGGGGACTGGGAAGAGTTTCAAGCGTTAGAAGATATACGTCAAAAACGTAAGGAATTAGAGTCCCACATCAGACTATATGGGTTGCCAGGGCAGTGGGACAGGTGGCTCCAGTGGCAAAATGAGGCGCGAAAACAGAGGCAGGCTGCACGTAAGGCTGCAGAAGCTGCGCACGCCGAAAAAATGGAACAACTACAGATAGCTTCAGGGGTAATTCTTGCAATTACAGCTATCGTTTTAAGTATCTACTACTTAGGTGTTTACATGGGAAAGTGGTAAGAAAATACGTAGTTTTGGACAAAAACGGAAAAGTGGTTATAATCACTTCGAACAAAAGGATTGCAGATCATTATGGTAGAACTAACGGCAAGGTATATAGACGATCTTAAAATACTGCCTCGGCTTATGATGTTGGCGGTGACGATATTAACGTATCAGTCAGTTCATTGGTATATGAGTTTACCCGATCCTACTATACAACAAAGTGGACTCGTATCGGTTTGCATGGGTGCATTAACTGGATGTTTCGGCATATGGATGGGTAAGGAGTCTAAAACTACAGTAACACATACACCTCGATCTGTGACGGTTAGTAAGGAAGAAAGTTATGACAACCGCTGAAGACTTGCTGACGTTTTTGGTGGTTAAAGCACTTGAGTGGGCACTCGGTGTAGAAATGACATTGTACGGGAGTGTAATGGTATGATTGGTCAGATTATAGGAAGTCTTGGTGGACTAGCGACTGCGTGGGTTGACGGAAAAACGGCGGTACAAAAAGCGAATGCAGAAATCAAACTCAAACAAGCCACTGGCGAGATTGATTGGGAGCTTGAAGCTATACGTTCTGCACAGAACTCATGGAAGGACGAACTTTGGACTATTGTGTTTGTTCTTATCCTTGCTGCTAATTTTGTTCCTAACTTACAAGATACAATGGCACAAGGATTTGCTAATCTTGAGACGACCCCCCTCTGGGTTCAGTGGGGCATGTATGCGTCGATTGCCGCCAGTTTCGGAATAAGAACTG